CGGACATGGCCAGGGCCTGCGAGAGACCAGGAGGTGTCGTGTTACGGAGGTTCAGCGGTCTGTCGCCAACGGTAAAGAAGCGCATGAGGGTGATTCCCAGCTCCGACTTACCGGAGCCCTTGGGACCAAAGAGGTTCAGCAGCGGGAAGTTGGTGGTGTAGGATGTAATGACATCCCTGAAGATGCTGGCCAGTAGATAGCAAATGGCTATCTTAGCATTGTTCCCGAATACGCCAGCCATGATCTTCGCGAAGTCAGGCAGGGAGATGGAGCTGTGCCCCTCCGGCATGATGAACTGTCGCTCGAAGCCGAAGTAGGAGGTGTCATCGGCATAGATATCACTGGCTCCCTGCAGGTAGTAGTTGTCCATATTCTTGTTGGCATCGTGGAGATGGACGATACCCATATTGTCTGCAGGGTACCATTCATCATCATAGATACAGCCGTTGCCGAAAGCCCAGAAGCCTTTTTTCTGCCATCCGTACTGCCGTACCTTGATGGCGGTACCCGTGATATCATAGAGGTACTTCTTCAGCTTCATAAGCTCCTCGATCTTTCCATACCACAGGAAATTACCATTGGACTCCACCTTGATCATGAACTTGGGCATGCTGACCAGTTCCTCCGCTGTAAGCTCCAGGGTGCGCTTCACCCCGTCGATATTGGTTATCTCGTACAGTCGCCTGCTGTCATCGACACCCAGAATATGGTACAACGGTTTCATCTTGAAGTTGGACCACTGTTTCTCGCTGGTCTCCTCCTGCGACCAGTAGCAGTTATGGCTCTCATAGAAGCCGTATTTGCGTAGGTCGATACCCGACTTCTGCTCCGTCTTACTGGCCTGCAGCTCCTTGTACTTCTTCATGGAGGTGTTGACGGCATTCTTCCACAGGTTCTTGTGTCCGTAGGTAGAGCCCAGCGTGTCGATGATAGCCTTTCGGTACAGCTCGTCCTTCTCGAAGACCAGCGTGTCGCATATCTCCATGACGACCTCGCTCTTGGCCATGTCGGTCATCTCATCATTGTACTTCTTTCGCGCGAGCCACAACACGAAGTCTTCATTCTTGGTTTCCTCGACCTTGCTCTTCGTCTTGAAATAGCTGTCTGCATCCTCTTTCTTCCCGTCCTCACCTACGGGAATCTCCTTCACCAGAACACGGAAGCCATTCTCCATGGCCATCTTTCCGTTCTTGATGACAGCAGCTATTCCTGCCTTGTCGGCATCGGGAATGAAGCAAAGCTTAGGATGGAACCTGCGCAGCTGTTCGAACTGTTCCTTGGTAAAGGCCGTGCCCAGCGGTGCGATGGTGTTACAAACACCTATCTGCTGCATGCGTATCACGTCAGGAGCACCTTCCACGATATAGAAAAGCTCCTGCTTGGCACCCTCGCGCCAGGCGGTATTCATGCCGAAAAGGATCTCAGACTTATGGAAGAGGAAACTGTCGGTACCATTGATGTATTTCGAGCCTTTCTCCAGGTGCTCGTCCATGGTGCGTGCGGTATAGCTGACGATGCGTCCGAAGCGGTCACGGACGGGAATGGTCATGCGGTCATGATAGAATCCGTATTCATTGCCCTTGTCGCTGACGGCTATCAGGTTCATCTCCTTCATCAGCTCCAGGGAGAGCCCTTCTTTCTTGGCGAAGTTGATGATACCCTGCCAGTCGCTGTTGGCATATCCTATGCCCAGCACCTCGATTTCTTCCTTGCCCCAGCGTGCTGTAGCATAGCTGAGAGCTGCTTTGGCCTCAGGAGTATCTGCGTGCAGACACTCGACGAAGTATTTCTGGACATGGTCGAAGATGATGAAGGCAGACTCCTTCTTTTGGTAAAGTTTTACCTCCTCTGGAGTAGGCTCGCGTTCCTCTACCTCTATCTTCTTGTTGAAGCGTTTGGCCAGTTCCTTGCATGCCTCGGGAAAGGTCATGCTTTCCTTCTCCATGACGAAGCTGATAGGATTACCACCCTTGCCACAGACAAAGCAATGGCAGATACCCTTTGCAGGGCTCACAAAAAAAGAAGGGTTCTTGTCTGTATGGAACGGACAGATGCCTTTGTAGTTCACTCCGCTCTTTTTCAGATCGACGCCAAACTCTTCTACCACTTCCCTGATGTCTAGGGATAGCAAGGTTTCAATATCTTCGTTTCTTATCATGACTTGAGTGTTTTAGTGACCGCAAAATTACAGTCTAGGTTTTGTTCCTTAAAATACCGGATCATTCGAGGGGAATCCAGAAATTCCTCCAGCCATCAGAATAGTCTGAAAAGATCCTGGCATGTATATCGTCCTGCCAGTAGATGCTTTTCTTTATACAGCGGGCATAGTCCAATTCAAGGTTGGCCCCGTTCGACTTCTCCCAGTCCTTCAGCATGTAGATGGCATCGCATGTCTTCAGCGCATGCAGGTCGAGCAGCAGGATCTCTTCGTAGAATGTGGTATCGTTCATCATGGCCCGCAACTCAGCATGGGCACCCAGCCCGCTGGTCGTTGGATTAAACACATCGAAGCCCTTGCCCTTCAGCATGTCTTCTGCAGCCTTGAACTTGGCGAGGGTTTCCGGACTCGGAATCTCCTCACCGATCTTTCCACTAATATATATTTTCATCATTAAATCTCCTTATCCATGTTTTCTTGATTCTCACGAGGGCAGAACCGACAGTCATCCATCCTGCATCCATAGCATGGTGACTCGATGTAGCGCCCGTGCTTGTCAAATTCAGGAAAATAACTCATACGCTTGTTTTCTCTACTTGATAACCTTTTTGTTTCAAGAAAGCAATTACGCCATCGATGTTTCCATCTTCCCAAAGATCTTCCAGAATGTCACAAATATAATTGCCGACGTGCCTGACAATTGCCCTGTCAGATGCATAGTCTATATATTTGTCAATAAACTCAACCTTCTTTGTTCTGCCTATCGAGTAGAACAACTCATCTAATTTTTCCTCTGTACTCATCTTCTACGTCTAATATACTTCTACTTTGGAATCTACATTGATTGTTAGATCGGCCTTCAGCAGCACTGGAGTATTGCCACTGGCCACGTCTACTACAGGTACTGAGCGCTCTACCTTATTAACGCTCCTGTCATTGATGCAGAGATTTACTTTCACTGCGAGCTCAACCACATCGTCTGGATCCTTCTCCAGGAGCTCTGACATTAACTCTCTAACTTTCATACACACAATTTTTTATTTACTTTTTGTTCATTATGACACTATTGAAGACGGGTGCCATCAAATTCGTATTCTGAGTCTTTGCCCTCTACTTCGTCCCAATGCTTTTTGCAGAGCTCGAAGATCTTCTCACAGAGTTCGCCGCTATCGCGGAAAAGGTTCTCGAATGACTCCATCAGGTCGCCATCGCATTCTACCATGCTAAAGTCCACCTCATGCTTTTGTAGTCTGATGATAGAGATATAGGCTGATACCTCTACGCCATAGTAGCGGAAACTCAGCTCGTAGGTTATCGGGCGCATCTGATCCTCTTCATCGTAGTCCCAATTATTCATCTCTACGTGGGTGCAATAAAGGTTTTCTTTCAATTCCACCGTATCGGGGCCATAGATTTCCTTGATGTCGTAGGGCTTTCCGCAGAACGGACAGTATTTTGGCCAAAGTGCTACCTCTTCCCATTTCTGCTGATATTCACCTGGCTTACCCTTATACTTCGGTTTGTGGTAAATGCCGTTTACATTCACACGACCGGACAGTACCCTACTATTTACGGTGGCTGTCTCGTTAAAATTCTTCTTCAAAAGCTTATTGAAGTTCTTTATGCAATCACATGCCATAATTATACTTTCACCATTAAATGTTCCATACCATAGCGCTGCATCCACTCATTATAGTGGGCGATGGCAGCATCACCAGTGAGACCCTTACGTTTGCGGTCGGCCAGTTCCTGGCGTGCCACAGCAGCCTCATTCCTGATTTGAATACCCATGGCAACGGCCTCGCCCTCTAAGTCCATCAGCTTCTCCTTCTGTCTTTTTATATGGTCTTCGTCTCTCATAAATTCCAAGATGTTTCAAGATTCAGTTTCTTGACAACGGTAGTGCGCAGGAACAGAACGTATTTATCCAGTTCACGGTTAGCTGCTATCGAGATATCTTCATGATCGCCACGTATCCTATCCTTGTATATACTGTGCCTGAAATCAAACGGACGGCATCTTGGATATTTCTCCTGCAGTTCTTCCATCTTGGCGGTGATGTCCGCCTTGATGTCGTACATGCAGTCTGCATGAATGACGGCATGGTTATACTTGTCTTCTACATACCTGCCTAGATCCAGTCCCATATTATTCACGGAAAGGAATCTCTGTACTTCAATAAAATAGTATTTATCCATAATTGTATTGGGTTTGTTTTACTTTTCTATTCGGGTGGAATTCTATCTGAATGGTTTCCTTTTCCCCATTGTATGTTTCATCGTATAGGATGGTGAACGGCTCCCATTTCAGGGTCGGCAGCTTCTGGAATATCCATGTGAACAGCCTATCCATGTTAATGGGGGGGGTATATTTGTATACAAGTGACGCATAGAACTTGGTACATCGTTTTGTCATGATGTCAAAAGCAAGACTCTTCATTTTCAGTTAACTTCTTTTGATTAGGTCAAAGTATCTCTCTATACTCAAAGCCTTCGTCTTTTTTCGCTTATCGTATTCTTTACGCATGAGTCCTTTCATGCCATATGTAAGTTCACAGATCATAGACGAAGGACTGTCAATAAGGGTTATCATGTGTTCCAGGGCACAGCCGAAGATTTCCTCTGCAATTTCCCGTTTCACCCGATACTTATTCGAGAACCAGTTGCAATGCCCTTTGCGTAATGATTCACAATATCGCAACACCTCGGTGTGGTTGCCAGACAGATAGCATTCCCTTACCAGATTTATCTCACGTTCCTTGCGGTCCAGCATCTCGAGACGGACGTTTCTACTGTGCTCGCTTTTCTTCGTATGCATGATATTCCAGAGGCTGTGTTTGTCTATCAGCTCTAACTTCCCGTTTATATTTACCACATTTAAACTGTCGGGGATCTGGTCTATTTCTATGTTATGCATACAAGCATACCAAAGGCGATTTTGCATAATAGTCCTTTTCTTACCTTCAGTATCCATAAGAGAGAAGTCCTTTCTGCCATCTGCCCTTACGTGACCTTTCAGCATCTTTTCCCCATTTCTGAAGGAGTAAACATTGCCGTCGGAGACATCCATTAGGTAGAATGGGAAGCCTTTTATCTCTTTTAAATGATTATTCATCGTACCTCCATTATTGATAATTACCTTATTCTGCTCTTTTCCAAAAGGAAGCAAGCCCCATCGGTGGTGTCCTCGCGGTAATCACCAGCTTCCTTTTCGAGAGAATATATAACTAAATAAGTAGGGATTTTCACCCCCCGGGTGTCCTTTCATCCGTCTATAAGTAAAAAATTCGATTTTGTGAAAGCTTAATTCAAACTACAGGGTTTCGCACCCCCCGGGTGTCCTATCACCCGTATTTAACTATATTTGTTTATCGACAGGGTTTCTGTTTTATAATCCGGCACCGTTTCACAACGCCACCGGACGGATTGTCCAATCAATTGGGATTATAAGGTCGCGATAATTATTTTAGCGATATCCTTTGAAGAGGAAAGCTTCAGTTTCTTCCGTATGATCTGAAGGAAGTTCTTGATGGTGGAATGTGAAATACCGAGTTTCTGTGAAATCTCATCGTAGGTCATGTCCTCGCTGGCCATCTTGGCAATAGTCAGCTCGCGCTCCGTAAGCCCCAAAGGTTTGGGCTTGCAGATTACATTGGCAAAAGGACACTCACAGCGAATCGGGCATGACACCTCCTCTATATGCATCACCAGCCCATCGATGTCGTATGTCAGACCGTCAAACTTCCCGAAGTTGCAGCGGATGAAACGGCTGGCCATCAGGAACTCGTAATGTGGGATGTTAAGCTTTGACTTCTCGTAAAGCTTAGAAAGTTCTTTGTACGCCTCGGGATAGATACGCTCTATCATTCCCAAAATGCGTCCGCAAAGGTCTCTCTCCTTTTCTGTGAGGCATTTCATCTGACTGTCGCCTGCCTCTATCCACATAATCTGTCCTTCAGGAGAGATGAAGAACTCTATTTTCGCATTCATAAGCCCCTCTCCTCTATAATTTTACTAACAACTGGCAACTCAGTCTTGGGATTCCACTTCCCAAGACGTATCCTGCGCTTCACATTGGATGTGCTCATTCCGAGACCATCAGCAATCTCCCTGGCAAAGATATCTTTCTTGCCAAAAGGCAGATTTTCATAGTAGGAAGTGATTCCCAACGCGTCGTAATTTGCTTTCATAAATTTGGTTTTTATTGAAATTATGATTATATTTGTGCGCAAAATTACGATTAAATTAATTAAATTCCAAATATAAATGGGTTTATTTTCCGTTTCTATATTGGTTTTAACTTTATTTTAAATTTATGAGGTACTTAGGCAGTAAACTGAAGGAGTTTGTTCGCACCCATCGAGGTGCTTACACCGACATCTGTGTGGCCATGCTTGGCGGAAAGAAAAAAGGTCTTGACAACTATTACGTGGACGGAAGGAACATCCAGATTAATAAGCTAACGGCCTTGTTAAAGGCTACTGGAAAGAGTTTGGACTTCTTTGTAGAGTTCGACGAAGGCGAAATGCCCAAGGCTCCTGTAGTAGGACATTCATTAGGTAACAACAATATTATAAACAGTATGGTAAAGAATGATCTCACATCGGAAATTACCCATTTACATGAGGTAATTAAGTTAAAAGACCAACTTCTAAACGAGAAAGACCAGGTTATAAACCTACGTACAAATGAAGTTGAGTTATGGAAAAAGAAGTATGATGACCTCATCAATCTCGCAAACTCCAAATAGAACTAAACTCGGACATAAATCCGCAATAGTTCCATTTGTATATTGGTCTAAAAGCCCATATATAAAAGGGCTTTCAATTTTTATCCAAACTAGTTATTCGGACAACTTTCGGACGCTATTAACGTTATTATCCGCAAAAAACCGTGTGCAATCCAGCTGGAATAGTTCATTTTCGTGTGGGCAATTTTCCTGCCTCCGCAACAAAAAGTCGCAACTTCCTAAATAAATAAAGGGATTGCGACTTTTCGAGTTCTAATACTCGGACATCATTCGGACATATTAACGTATGCGTTGGTTGTTTCGGCAACAAACGTAAAAAAAATGTTTTCCAAAAAGAAACGGAATTATTTCCACGATGTAATTGTAGACTTCATCCCACCCCAGCGTCACGACGGGACGCATTCCTACATTTGGTTCTCACAGGTTGACCCGCTTACAGGAAAGCTGAAGCGTAAGAAGTACATGCTCGACCGCTTCCGGAAAGGACGGGAGCGCGACATGGTGGCCAACCGCATCATCGGAAACATCCTCAATCAGGTATCGCACGGCTGGAACGTATGGGTCGACGGGGATATCATGCGCACCAACTACTCCGTCGATGACATGCTTGACAGATACAGGGAGTATGTCAAGGCGCTATATCACCGCGGTGCCATGAAGCACAAGACGATGTACGACTACCTCTCCAGACTGTCCGTGCTCTGTGAGTATATCGAGAGCCAGGGAAACCATATTAGGGTGACTGCCCAGCTCGACCAGTCGTTCTTCACGGACTACCTGGACTATCTCATCACGGACAGGGACCTGTCGACACGTAGCCGTAACAACTATCGCACGTGGTGCTCTACGTTCTGCAGCTGGCTCGTAGAGAAGAAATACATCAAGGAGAATCCCATCCAGTATATCCGCCAGCTGAAGGAGTCCGAGAAGAAAAGGGATGCCCTGCCTCCAGCAGCCCTCACGCGCATGCGCGAATACCTATATAAATATAATAAGCATTTCCTGCTAGCCTGCATGATGGAATACTACACCTTCATACGACCTGACGAGCTCAGGCACATCAAGGTGGGATATATCTCCGTTGCCAAAAAGGAAGTGATGGTACCTGCCGACGTGGCCAAGAACGGACACGAGCGCCATGTGGGTCTGAACGGCAAGCTGCTGCAGTTCATGATAGAGATGGATATCTTCAGCGCTGCTTCCCAGGACTACATCTTCAGCGACGGCATGCACCCAGGTCCGAAGATGATCTACAAGAATGCATTCCGTCTGGAATGGCAGAAGCTGCGCAAGGCGATGAAGTGGCCGGACAGCTACCAGTTCTACAGTCTGAAGGACTCAGGCATCCGTGACCTGGCCAATGCGGAGGGTGTCGTGGTCGCCCGCGACCAGGCAGGTCACTCGGATATCGCAGTCACAAACAAATACCTGAAGCGCTCAGCCATCATCCCTGATGAGGTGAAGACCTTCGACGGCTCACTGTAGCAACTCATAGAAGTGTCCCGTTATCTCATGGGCTACCCCGTCTTCATTGACCTGTATCTCCAGCTGCTTGGCGATGTACCGCTTGTTAGCGATGACGAAGACCCTGCTGACAGGCGGTACGTCGTCTGACAGGAACTTGGTGATAAGCTCCTCGTTCTTGTTGAACGTGGAAGCCTGGTCTATCTGCAGCTGGGTGACATGGTTGTCGCCCATGCATATCATCGTGCTGCATGAATTGAGTGAAAGCGATGCGGTCTTAATGCCCAGTCTGAACATATAGTCATCATTGATTCCCTTGGGAACGATGACGGTTTCTCTCCAAATGTTAGTATAGTATATAGAAGTATTGGACTCGGATAAAAGAACGTCTACAGCATGGTAGGGCCCTACCAGCATGACATCCATCTGTGAGGTGTCCTCATCATCATCTATATCGCTTCCGTCCTCCACCACGTCCTGAACGGAAACGTAATAGTCATGAATATCCTTCGGCTGTGTGACAGGGTAAGGAAATACGGCTCTCAGACATTCACGCATATAATATCGGACGGAATGTTCATAGCTTGGCTTATTTCTCAGCCAAGGCCTGAAAGGAATTTCCTCATTCTCTATGGCCACAGGAACTATGTTTAGGTCCGTGGTACTGTCAGAGTCGATATCGCGGAACAGGGGACGGAATATCCCCACTGGCTTCAGACAGTCTGTGTCAGACTCCTCGGTAGCTTCATGGAAATAGTACAGCTCCGGACGCTCGCTGATGGCAAAGAAGGATGTTTTCTTCTCTTTCTCAGTCATCGTCTGCAGGGCAGTCTCGAGAGCAGTCATCGATGCGAACTTCCTGATGCCGTACTTCTGGACGGCCTCACGGCTGACGGTGTCTTTTGGTGCATGCGTGTCGCCCAGGTTATATGTGAGGTTTGAGGTGTCGGCATAAGCCTGCCCTTCCTCGTCGTAATTACGCTCGAATTCATCCTCTGTCTCTATCTCCACCGTCTGAGACGCATCCCTCTCCCATAGCTTGACGGCACGCACATATCCGGTGTTCCACTCGAAGGAGATGTTGAACAGTTTCTCTATCTCCTCGAGGAACTTCCTGGCCGTCCAGTGCGGGAGAGCCTCTGCGATGCTCAGCGTGACGTTACAGGAACAGATATACAGATCCTGCCAAGGCTCCGTATCAATGGCAGAAAGGTCAGCCGTATATCCTGCTGATGCCAGTACCCGTCTGAGGACGTACATCAGGTTCGGCTGCACCGCCAGATGGTACATGGGCCATACGTCGCAGTCTTTCGTGCTGCAGCATACGTTCACAAAGTCCTCGATATCCTCGCCCGTGGCATCACCCTTCAGGGTCATGATGAATGTATATTTCCCCTTCTCGCCCAGGAACCTGTTTGCCTGCAGCTCCGATTTGGCATCCGTAAAGTCGATAAGACCATGCTCATCGCCAGCGAAGGTATCACCGCCATAGTCGAAGACGGCCTGTTTGAAACGGCTGTTGACAGCAGGGTATTCGAGCAGGTCTATGTAGCTGCTACTGAAGACCGACGGGATGTTGCTTTTCTCTTCCTGAACGATCTGCAGTTTCACCTCTTCGTTGTTCACCATGGAGACGATACCTTTGCCCTGGAACAGCAGCTTGTCGTTGGCCATCAGCCGGCAGTCCTCGAAGGTGCGGTTCCTCACGGTGACGGATGCCCTGGAGATGCCCGAGAAACACTTCACATTCTCCAGTATGTCCATGGGGAATGTGATATCGTAGGTGTACGAGCTCTTATCCCTCATGTTAGGGTTCTCGATGACCATCTTCAGCCCGTTCTTCAGCGATGGGAATACCTCATTCCCGTTGATATAGCATTTTATCATCTGTTCTTCGTCTTGTTATGGTGGTTCCAGTTCTTCTCGAAGTCGTCCATATCGAACTTGGTATTGATACCGTCCTTTATGGTTTCATTCAAATCGTCTATGGTATCGTTCATCCTGTCGATGCTTTCCCTCATCTCCTCGTTGTCCGTATTCACATTGACCACTGGAGCTACCACGGCACCGTTCCCGCCAGACAACTGTCGGCTGATATCCTCCGACGTGAGCGAGCCAACGGTATTGTTGCGCTGTGCGTTGTCCAGGAACTGCAGCAGCGGGAGCACGTTCGGGTTCTCAACAGCCTTGTGGTTGGCCACGAACTCGCCCTCATGCACCACGCCAGCCTCCTTGCGATATCGCTTGCCTCCCGTGAAGCCACCCTCGTAGTATCCTGCCTCCTGTGCCTCGGCCTGTTTCTTGATGGCAGCCACCTGCATCATACCAGCAGCTACAGCCATGGCTGCAGCGATAGGTGCCAGGATATAACCGACTACCGGAATAGCAGCTGCAGAACCGTATGCGTTCAGCGCGTTGGTGGCCGTCTGGGCGATGGCCTGTGCAATCTGAATCTTCACCTGCTTGCGGTTGTACTTCGTCTTGATGGCTGCCTCTTCCTTGGCCTGCTTTTCCTGCAGCTTCTTAATCTTACGCTGGTTGTTTCCAGCAGCAGCTATCTCCTTCTCATATTTTTTCTTGGTCATGGCCACCTCGAGGTCGCTCTGTGCACCATAGTAGGAAGATGCTGCAGACATGAGCTGGTTGACACCGTTGAAGGCTGCAGACATCTGTGATGCCAGGTTCTGGCAGAAGTTGGCAGTAGCCTGAAGCTTCGCCTCCAAGTAGGCCTCATGCGTTATTTCGTCCTTTTTGTATAATTCCTCCAGCTGCTCCATGGTAGAGGCATAGAGGGACACGGTACCGATGATGGGGATGTCAGCAGTACTGGAGGCGTTCTTCTTGGCGTTGCTCTCTGCCACTTTCAGCGCATTGGCTCCGTCTTCCCTGGTCTGCTCGCCCGGTGTCATACCGTCTGCATACTGTGCACGGATAGCCATACGTGCGCGCTGGTACTCCTCCTCTGACAGCAGCTTGCGCTTGTTCAGTTCCTCGAGGTTGTTCAGCTCCAGCTGCATGCGCTTCTGGTCAGACTGTTGCAGGTAAGAGGTCTTCACATTGTCGAGCATCTCCTGGAACGTTATCTGGTTCTCCAGCTGGTGCTGTCTGTTCTTGTCTTCTATCTCCTGCTCTATCTGCATGCGCTCCCACGAGCCTGCACGTGTCAGTTCCTTGCGGTCCTCGAGATAAGCCATCTCCTCCTGGAAGCGAGCCTCATTGTAGGCTACCTCGTTCTGGTAGATGGCAGAGCCCTCGGTATGGAAGTCCTGCTCCAGCTGGTGCATCAGCAGGATATGTGCACGCTCGAAGTCCTCAGCGCGCAGTCGCATGGTTTCCTCATCACCGTTCAGAAGGAGTGCCTGGTATTGCTTCTGGTACCGCTTGTATTCGTTGGACTCCTTGTCCCACACGGTCATGCGAGCCTTCAAGCCCTCCTGTTGGATGAGCAGCTGGTTCTCCAGATACTGGCGATAGTCCTGCAGACCTGCGCGGTACTGCAGCATATTGTCGGCCAGCCGTTCATCGGTGATGGCCTTCTGTTCGCGGTCAGCATCCTTTAGTTTCTGCAAGGCCTCACGCTTGGCTTTCTCTTGCTCAGCCTCGCGTTTCTTCTCCTCAGCCTCCTGTTTCTTGCGATCAGCATCGGAGACGTATGGAGTGACCACTTTTTCTTTGTTAGTGGTCTTCTTATCGAGTTGTGCAGAGGTAGTGGATATCTCTTTCTCCAAATCCTTGATGTCATCCTCAGCTTCACTTAACTGGTCATTGACGTCTTTCAGCTGTTTCTTGACATCGTTCACTCTTGCCTGGGCATTCTTTGTAGCGACATCTGTTCCTTTCGAGATTGTACGCATACCGGAAGTTCCAAGGCTATTTGCCCTACTGCTTGCCGAGAATGAAGCAGCTGCCAGGCTTGTGTTCGCAGAATCAAGGTCACCCTCCAGCGTTTTTTTGCTCTTGTCGAGTTTTCTTTTCTTCCTGTACGCTTCCTCCAGTTCTTCCTGAGCAGCCTTCAGCTTGATGCTTTTCTCCAGCTGCTTCAGATAATCTGTCAAAGCGTCCGTGTTGTCATTCACCAGACCTTTTTCCTTGTCAAGATCTGCAAGATAACCTGGTACCAGACCCTTCAGCTCATCGAGCATCTTCTTTCTCTCTTCATACGACAGGTTGTTATTGTGCACCTGACGCGTAAGGAACTCAATATGGCTGCGCTCCTTGTCAAAGTCATCCGATGCCTTGCGGTGTGCACGGTCAAGACCGTTCAGTTTCTCCGTATTTTCTTCGGTTTTCGAAGCAGCATCAGCCAACAGTCCGATGAATGTTGCAACAGCAGCTGCAGCAATACCCCATGGGTTTGCCTTCACGGCAACATTCAGGCTTCTTATTGCTGATGAAAGTTTCCCTGTCCACAGCACCTGAGCCTTCGTCTGAGTGATGTTCACCAGCTGGCGTGCATTCAGGATGACCAGTGATGCTGCCAGGGCGATAATAGTATTCCTGTGCTGGGTGACGAATGTCACCAGCTGGCTCAGGATCTTAATCATGGCAGAGCCCGTATTGATGGTGTATCTGACAACAGGCATCAGTTTCTCGCCCAGCTCCACTGCCAGTTCCTGGAACTGCTTCTTTGCCTTCTCCAGTCCTGCCTCTACCGTATTGTTCATGGTGTTGTACTCCTCCTGAACAGAGGTAGCCTCTGCATAGGCCTTGGTGGCCAGTTCCTGACGGGCACGCACATCGTCTATCTTGTCTGCCATGGTAGAAAGCACGCCCACGGCACGCGATCCGTCGAGTCCCATGTCGTCGAGCATCTTCATCATGTTCTGCGGGTCAGCCTTGCGGAGATTGTCAGCCAGGGCGAGGATGGCAGCATTGGCATCCTTGTTCAGCAGGTCCGTGAACTTCTTCACGTCCATGCCTGCTATATTGGCGAACTTGGCGGTGTCGGTCTGCATCTTGGTAAGCATGTTGCCGAAGGCTGTAGCAGCCATCTCATCACGCAACAGGTTCTCATCCATCACGGCACCGAATCCCATGATCTGCGCCTGCGTCAGTCCCAGCTGCTTGCCGAAACCTGCTACGCGAGCCGTAAAGTCAACGAGAAAGCCAGCCTGTGCGCTGGAGTTCTGAGCCAGCTCGTTGACAGCGGAACCCGTGGCCAGCATGGCGCCACGAAGTCCCATCTTGTCATCTTCACCGAAAGCCATTGCCAGCTTGCCCACCTTGTCGATGGCACCCTCACCGAGGTCGTCGCCCAAGGCAACCTTGATCATGTTACCAGCATCGACGAATTCCATGATATCCTTCTTGGATGTCTTTCCCAGACGACCTGCAGCACCTGCGAGCTCGTTCAGTTCCTCACGACCTGTACGGGTGTCCATCTTCTTCAGGTCCTCGTTCAGCTCACGGATGGCATTGTCCGTCAGTCCTGTATACTTACGGGTGTCTGCCATCGCCTCTTCCATGTCGGCATACGCCTTGACGGAAGTACGGACGGCCACAGAGAGACCTGTGACGGCTCCAAGAATCTGCGTGAAGGCTCCCCAGTTCTTGTTGAGGGAGTAGAAGAAACGGCTCCATAGAGACTGCTGAACCCCCACCGCCTCATTCATCTGGCGCAGTTCCGTTTTCGCCTCACGCAGTTTCTCTGTCAGCACTCTCCATTGTGCGCTATTGCGTTCGATATGCGAGCTGTTGAGCTGCTTGTTGATATGGGAAATCAGAGACTCCAGTTCCTTCACCTTGGCGGTACTCAGGTTGCCCATGGCCTTGTTAAGGCCTTGCGCCAGCTGCTGCTGTTTGGTCAGCTTGCGGTTGGTGCTGTCGATGATCTTGTCGTAGGCATTGAGTGCCTTGGTGTCTCCCTTCTCAAATGCCTCCTGTCGTTTCTTCTTGGCTTCCTCCAGACGGTTCTCGAGGTCTTTGATCTTGTTCTGGACCTCCGAGTCGTTCAGCAGGATCTCTGCCATGAATTTTTCGTTGTATGCCATAAAAAAAGCGGTATATTTGTTTTCAAAGACAAATATACCACCTATTTTTCTTGTGCGAAAATACTAATTCTTAGGCGCTATCGCCACCAGAATTACCCATGCGAACAATGCAATTAATATAATATACATACTCAGCTCCTTTCCTTTTCTGTTGCAAATATACGAAAAAAAATCGATACGGTAATTACAGTTCATCGATTTTAACGCTTCCGCGGTAGTCGATGATGGGCAGCAGCACCGACTGGTGGCGCCCAGCGGTACGCTCGATACGGATGAATCCGGACTCGTCGCGCTTCAGCGAGTGGAAGGTGACGGTGAGGTACGGGCCTGTGCCGTCGCGGTGGGCATTGATGGTGGCCACGCGTCGCTGTATGCGGTCCACTACGCTGTACACCTGGTCGCTGTCTGCAGACTTGTGCGCCAGCGTGTCGCGCATCCATTGCAGCAGCTCGAGTTCCTGGTCATCGATGGTGGCCATGAACTTCTTAGACACCTGGACCTGGCAGAAATACTGATGGTCCGTCACGTTCTCCTTGAACAGATAATTCTTTGTTTCCATAACTTTTGAGTTTTAACAAATAAAAATGCAGCACTACGCGCTGTTAAAGTCTCAAAAGCGGAACTCCGTGGGCGTTTCCGTATCCACGACGCGGTTGCTGCGATATCTAACCAATAATTGAATGGACATAAAAATAGCCGGATGTGAATCCAGCGACTTCCTGTCGCTTTTGAGTTTTAACGTTGCAAAGATAGGAACTTTTTCCCATATCTGCAAGTTTTTCGGGGAAAAAGTTGTAATTCATGCAGCATGAACGAAGAATTACGCAAGGAAATTGCCTCCCTGAAGCTTCATGCCTGGCTGAACTCCATCGGCATCATCCAGCTGAGTGCAAAGATACAAAAATCTCCCGACATATCACATGCCAGGAGAGGAACAAGGATTTCTAAATAATTAGTATCTGATAATTTCGATGCAAAGATAATGGTTTTTTCTTAAAAACACATCATCCATGAATATTTATTTTCTCTAGCCATAGAAAAAGCCCCTGTCTCGCGACAGAGGCCTATACACTTACTAACCTAAAACA